TGACTTTGTTAAGGGTAAGTATTATATCGAGGTTAAAGGGTTCTTCAGGAGTGGGGATAGACAGAAGTATAGAGCTATTGATGAACAACTAAAGTTTGAGGGTAAGGAACTAATCTTCTTAATGCCCCGCCCCGATTCCAAAGTAGCTAAAGGGAACAAGATTACTTACACTCAGTGGTGTGCTAAGTATGACATTAAAATATTTTCCACTAAACAAATAAAGGAGCTTAAAGAATGGACGAAAAATTAGAAGTTTCCTATAAAGGTGTTTTAGATACATCTAGCAACAAGAAAATAAATCCTAGTCATTATAAACAAGGAAAAATTGAGGTCATAGATTTTATTATAGACCAGAAGATGGATTATCTAACTTCCAATATCGCAAAGTATATTTGTCGCTGGAGGTTCAAGGATGGTGTGTGTGATTTAAAAAAAGCTAGATGGTTCTTGGATAAACTTATAGAACAAGAGGAGGGTAAGGATGGCTCTGACCCTAAATGAAGTAAAAGAACGAATAGTTCAAGAAGCCTTAGACCCTTGTACTCTATGTGAGATATTAGACATAACAATGGAAGATATCTTACACGAGTTCGAGGATAAATTAATTGATAAGATAGAGGAGTTTCAAGATGTTGATGATATCAGTTGAAAACTTCATACTATTAATGTCATCCATACTAATAGTAGGTGCATTAATATTGTGGAGGCACGGAACTAAATGCTATGACAAAGGAATAACAGATGCTATTCTTATGCACAGGCAAGGTAGATTAAAATATAATACTTACTTGGATGACAAGGGTAAGAAGATGGTCAACATTGAAATTGACCCACTGGATGAAGACTAACAAACCTCACCCTATTATAAACAAACTAAAGTATGCTGTAAGGCATAGTAACCTATGGCGTACTAAAACTATTACTGACAAAAAGAAAGAACAAAAGAAGGAAGGAGGACATATAAGTGAAGACATTACCAAATGATTATCAAAATTTTATAGCACTCAGCAGATATGCTAGGTGGTTACCCGAAGAAAACAGACGAGAGACTTGGGAAGAGACTGTCGCTCGTTACTTCGATTTTATGGAGGAACACCTGAAAGAAAACACTAATCAGGAATTAGCTCCTAAGACTAGGAAGGTACTGGAAAATGCGGTTGTTAACTTAGAAGTTATGCCTAGTATGAGAGCCTTAATGACTGCTGGTAAGTCGTTGAAGGATAATAATATTGCAGGATATAATTGTGCCTACTTAAGTGTAGACCATCCAAAGGCATTTGATGAATGCTTATACATTCTTATGCACGGTACTGGTGTAGGGTTCAGTGTCGAGAGACAACACATAGGTAAACTACCCGAGATACCTGAGCAGGTAGTAGAGGTTGATGATACTATTGTGGTACAGGATAGCAAGGAAGGTTGGCAGTCATCATTCAGAAAACTAATCAGTTATTTATTTGATGGTGAGATACCTAATTGGGATACATCTAAGGTCAGACCTAAAGGTTCTAGACTTAAAACATTTGGTGGTAGGGCGAGTGGTCCTGAGCCACTGATTGATTTGTTTCATTTCTCTTGCAACATATTTCGTAATTCAGCAGGACGTAAACTAAATTCTTATGAGTGTCACCGTCTGATGTGTAAGATAGCAGAGGTGGTAGTGGTAGGTGGTGTGCGTAGGTCTGCACTTATCAGTCTATCTAATCTAACTGATGAGCGTATGCGTAATGCTAAGACTGGACAGTGGTGGATAGATACACCCGAGATGGCACTGAGTAATAACTCTGTCTGCTATACAGAGAAACCTGATATGGGTATCTTTATGAAGGAATGGTTATCACTATATGATTCTAAATCAGGTGAGCGTGGTATCTTCAATAGAGAATCTGCAATAAAACAGGTGGCTAAGAATGGTAGAAGAGATACCGAACACGAGTTTGGATGTAACCCCTGCTCAGAAATTATTCTAAGGGACGGACAGTTCTGTAATCTAACAGAGGTTGTGATTAGAGCAGAGGATACACATAAAGACATAATCCGTAAAGTTAGATTAGCTAGTATACTTGGTACATTCCAAGCATCCCTCACCAACATTAGAAGACTGAGAAAGAAGTGGACTATTAATACAGAGGAAGAAGCACTGCTCGGTGTGTCGCTCACAGGTATTATGGATAATGAATTTATGAATGGTAGTTCTAAGAAGCTGGTGTCTGAATGGCACGGTGGTATAAACCTTCCAGACTTCCTTTTAAAATTAAAGAAGGAAGCAATAAAAACTAACAAGGAATGGGCTGGTTTATTAGGAATCAATCAATCCACATCCATCACAGCTATTAAACCTAGTGGTACTGTCAGTCAACTGGTAGATTCAGCGTCAGGTATTCATCCTAGACACAATGATTACTACTTGCGGAGGGTTAGAGCAGATACTAAAGACCCTATCGCACAACTGATGAAGGATGAGGGTGTACCTTGTGAGCCTGATGTTATGAAACCTAATAGTGTAGAGGTGTTCACCTTTCCTATTAAAGCTCCTGATAACGCAATTCTTAGAGATGATAGGACAGCGATAGAACAACTGGAACTGTGGCTTATGTATCAGGAATACTACTGCGAACACAAGCCTAGCGTAACTATTACTGTTCGTGAACACGAGTGGATGGAGGTTGGTGCTTGGGTGTACAAGAATTTTGATAAAGTTAGTGGTGTTTCGTTCTTACCGCACTCTGACCACAGCTATCAGCAAGCACCCTACGAGGACTGTACAGAGGAGGTTTATCTTGAGGCTCTTGCTAGTATGCCTAAAGCAGTAAACTGGGATAGAATCAAAGAATACGAACTCTCAGACACTACAAGAGGTATGAAAACTATGGCGTGTACTGGGGATTTATGTGAAATGGTAGATTTAACTGAAGAAGAGAGGGATATAGAATGAAATATATATTACTAATAGTATTGTTATTGATTACAGGATGTAGTGTTATGCAGGATAAGATGGATGCTTTGAATTATAAAAGTTGTCAGCCTGTACACTCTATGTGTGAACCAAATGAATCGCTACTTATTTGTGATTCAGAAGATAAAAGAGAATGTCAAGGCTGGATACTATGAAAATAGTATTTAATTTTCTTTACTTCTTATTAGCGTCAGCCAGCACAGGCTGTCTAATATATGTTGTTATGTGGCTAGAGGCTTTGAGAAAAGGATGGTTAGTATGAAGACAATAAAAGAGAAGATGTTAGAGGCTAATAAAGCGAGGACTGATTTACTATCCGATAACCCAGAGATTAATTCTAAGTGGACACCAGATGCTGTAGGAATAATGGAAGCTAAGAAAGTTGCGTGTAGTTGTGGTCGTTCACCTGTTGGTAGGTGTGTGGGTTGGCATAAACTTAGTGATAAACGCTGGATAGAAACCATAGCTAAATATCAAAAGATGACACCCGAACAAAGAGAAGGTTTATTATCACCAAAAGCAATAGATGAGAGAGATTTAAGTGAGGAAGCTGAAGATGAAATCTTAAAGTCAACTGGAAAGATTGACTTCACTCAAGACTCTGAGTACATAAGATTGTTTGGTGAAAGAGATTTAAAAAAAGAAAAGGTATGCTTATATGAAAGTAAATCTAGTTAGGAAACTTTGGAAGGAGAAGGTGCAGATACCTGTTCTGTTGAAACAAACAGACAAAATACTGGGGCAGATAGAAGTTAAACTTAATAATAAAAGGAGTAAAAATGCTAAGTAAAATAATGGGCATCGCAGATGCTAGTATAAACGTAGGTATTAAACTGATTAGTTTGGCAATCGTGTTACAGATTGTCTTCGGTCATAGTGTACCTTTCTTGGGTGGTAATGTCATCGGGACAATCATTGGAATCATAAGTGAGTTAGGTTCTGCTGGTCTTGTTGGGTTGATTGCAACACTTGTAATTTGGCGTCTGCTGGATGATGATATCCGCAAGGAGTTGTCTGAATGAAAGAGATGATTGATACGGTTCTAAAGAATAGGTCGCTTACGGTGTTCCTTGCGATTGTCGTGGTGGCTTTATTCTTTGGTTGGGTTGGAGGATAATAAACAAACTTCATCCAAAACACTTGGGGTCTCGTTCAGAGATGGATGGGACTTCCCAACTATAATTATAGGAGTAAATTATGGCATATAGTAAACAAGTTCTAGACCACTACGAGAACCCACGAAACGTAGGTGTTCTAGATAAAGATAATGATAACGTGGGTACTGGTATGGTGGGAGCTCCTGCCTGTGGTGATGTTATGCGTTTACAAATAAAGGTTAATGATGATGGTGTTATTGAAGACGCTAGATTTAAAAC